CTTCTCCTCTGTGCGCCATTCCTCCGCGATGATGATGGATTCGCGTTCGTCGGCAGAATCCTCATCGCCGAACGACACCTTCTGCGCATCCTTGCCCCACTTGCGCTCAAACTGCTTATGAGACAGCGGAGTAAGTAGAAACCCGAAGTCAGCATCTGATCCATCCAGTTCGACGGACCACGGATCGAGCACCACGCGGAGCGGATCGCCCTCCGAGCTAATCATCGGCATCTGGTGATTCAGAACGGCGTCGGTAATCTCCGGGCGGACAATGAGATACCCCACGCCGGAGCGGGCTGCGCTGGTCAGAGCGCGGGCATAGTGCTGCTGGGCCCGGGACGAATACTCAATGGCTCTGAACACACCGTCGAGTTGCTCCGCCACCTTGACATCAGCGCCGCCATCGACCGGAATCACGTGAATCGAAGGAGGACGCTTCTCAACCTGACCGGCGACGTTTGCGATGTATTGACCAACGAGGTCAAACGTCAGGCAGGGACGGGCACCACCTGGGTCGCGCTCCCGTGCCGTACGCTCTGCCTCGTCCCATTGCCGGGGATTCGACGGATCGGAGAACTCCAGATCCTCGCGAATCTGTTCACGTTGCGTAGACGATACGTCAATTGCGTCTTGGTATGCCTCTACGCTGTCCTTAACTGCGTCGTCTTTCGCCACGGAGTAGCCTCATATGCCTTATTTCCGGGCATATTACCAGACCTTATCTGTGTACTCCGGGACCAAAGTCGTACGTCGATTCATTGAGGCCGTTCGACAGTTTGTCCGAGACAATGGCGAGGTATCTCCAAGCGTCAGCGCCGTGGCTTGCGTCGTCGTGCATTGGAGCGCCGAATGTGCCGTTGGCGTGTTGGGCGCGCTTATAGCGCTTCAGGCTGTTCAGCAGGTCTCCGGCGCCCTTGTCCATGTAGACGCGTGGAAACATCTGCCGGGCCGCCCTGATTCCGTCCTCAATCCCGATATTTGGCACGATCTGTACCTTACGCTGCATGCCACGCAGCATTTCCTCGGTTGACTTGCCAGTGTGCGTGTTCTTCGCCCGGCCGTCATGAGGAATCCAGTCCGTGCCCCAGCGATACCCCAGCGCGTTGAGTTCGCTCACATAGCTGTCGAGCGTCCTGAGGTTATCCATGATGCAGCCGATCACCCGAAGCTCTGAGGCGACGCGCTGCACCATCACGATGACCATCGAATCCTGCCAGCCCAAGTCCCAAATAGTGTGGACAGGTAGCAGCGGGTCATAGGGAACGCGGGTAACGCGCCCATCGCGCTGCATCGCATCAATCTCCTTGGCATAGATGGCGCCCTCGACGGCCGGGCGGCATTTCCCCTCCCAAACGGTCTCATAGCCCTCAGGATCGCGGGCCAGCTTGGTTAGGCGCTCCTTATCAAGCTCGGGGGGCAGCCATGGGTTATCGCGCCAGTTCACTGGGATCACGATGCTGTCAGGCTGAGGATTGAGCACGAACTCGGTGTAGGTGTAGTCCGTGTCTAGCTCGGGGTTCATGCCGATCCAGATTTCTGAGCCCTTAGCGCGAATGGTAGGCGTCAGGACTTCCCATGACTTCTTCGAGACCACCTGCGCTTCTTCCACCCAGCAGCGTCGAGCGCCTTCCCAGGACTTGATATTGGTGATCCCGTGAGTGCGCAGTCCGGCATAGCCGAAGCGGGTATCGAAGCCGATGCCTCGAATCTCATCGGACAGCACCTCGTAGCGGCCGCCCAGGTTCATCGAAGCAATCTGGCTCGCCAGCACCTCGTGAACTGAATCCTTCATGGACTTCATCGTCTCCCGAGCGCAGAGGACGCGGCCTGGGTTCACAAGTCCATCCAGCAGCAACTTACGGGCGATAGTCCAGCTTTTGCCACCGCCACGCCCGCCGTACATCACTTTGTAGCGGGCTGGCTTGTCCAGTTGAGCGGACCATTCAGGTAGTTCGATGTTGATGGCGTTCATGCTGTAGCATCACAACTGTGACGACGCGATCCCTTCGGGGTCAGTCACCCCGGGCAGATCAGGCTTGGGGCGGGAACGGCCGGGGCCTCGAACTCCCGGCCGTTTTCGTTTGCGCGGATCATTTGGCCAGCTTTTCGTGGCTTCATTCATCCACCTTCTTCGGGCTCACGTACTGCACTGTGATCTGGAGCGGCGCGCCTTCTGCGCCCGTCACCTCGGTTTGCACCTTGTCTCCGTAGAGCTTCGGAGCGATCTTCGAGGCTCGCCAGCGGTAGTGGTGCGCAAGCTCCTTGGCTTTTGCTAGCTCGAAGGCGTCGGAGGCTTCGGCGATTCCACGCTCGGCTTTCTCGTCCCAGGCTGAAGATGCTGCGCCTCTGGCCTCGCGCGCGCGCGCGGAACGCGTCGGGTCGTCAAGCCAGTCACGCAGTGCTTTCTGAGGTACTCCGATCTTTTCCGCGATGGAGGAAAGCATCTCGCCCTCTTTGATGAGGGAGAAGATTTCCTCTTCGCTTTCCTCTAGGTGTTGGGTCTTTGTCTTAGCCATTCTTCCTCCCGTCTGCTCCTATACGCCTGTAGATGGCTGCAATGGCGTCAAGTATGGCGAATTGCCTTTTGTGGCCTGACACACGCTCTCGGTCCTTGAAGTTCTCGCGCCAATATCTCTCGCTCCACTTCTCATAGGCTTTGCGTGGAGTTTTGTCCGAAGCCCTGACATCATCAGTTCGGCAGACCCATACATCTCCGCCATCCTGAGATGGCACCCTGTAGATCCTTGGCTTATCCATTATTCCTCCGTTTCACGGCATGCCTTCACAACCTCCGCAATGCCACAGAACACCGCGTTGATGAGAATCAGCGCCCCGACGAACACCCAGAAGCCGCTGAAGATGAATTCGAGGATGCTCATTCGTCTACCTTCTCTGCCCGGCGCCTGCTTTCGTATTCAGCAATGAGGTCGCCAGCGAACGGGTGACGCATCCAAGTGAGCACCAAGCGGTTAAGCTCTATATCGCAGTCAAGGCAAACAGGTCTGTACCTGTTCCCATCAGCGCATATCGACCACTGGTGCGCCGAACCATCACCGCAGCGAATGCATGGCTGCCGTCCAATCGTAGCCTCAAGATATGGAGTCTTCCTGTTCGTGTCCCAGCTCATGGACGGCCCCGGAGGATTGAATTCCTATCCCGATATGCGCGACGGCGCGCCCGCTGCGCTACCTTTGTCGCCAAACGCTCCAAACTCCGTCGGGCCCGCTGCTTCGCCCTGAGCCTGCTCCGCGCCTTATCGTCTCGCCCGGCACTCATAGCTCCACCTCTTCCCCAGGACGCGCCACTGCTTTGCGCTGCTCCGCTCGAATCGAGGCGATGCGCAGCACGTCAGCCAGACACTCCACGTTGTCGCAGAGTTCTGCGGCCACACTCGTACCGTCTGGTGTTTCGTAGCACTGCGTTAGGTGATTGAACACCACCCATGGCTTCGATGCGCTCTCTGTGACTTCCTTCATGCTCATCCTCTGTGTTTCCGTACTACATTAATGGCCATGGACACCAAACGTCAACCGGAGATGAACATGACACACCTCGAATTCTGGCCCACCACCGTCAGCGGCACTCACGATCCTAAACCGAAGAGGGGGAGGAAACCAAAGCCTCCCCAGGACGCCACCAAGCCACGCTCTGTACGCCTTGATGACGCCCGCTGGAGGCGCCTCAAGGAGCTTGGAAGGGAGTGGCTTGAGCGTGTCATTGATGCGGCCTAGCGATTCTTAACCGACCCGGCTTTGCCCACCGCTTGAGGCTTCGCTTCGGCGAAGATGCCGGGGGTAGATTGATCTGCAGCATGCAAGCTATGCACACGGTCACTTCCCCCTTGGATTGCGGCCAAGCAGCCAATAGACCAGCCCAAACAGGGCGGCAATGATTGCAACGAAAGCCAGCACTCCCGCCATCTCCGCCACCGGGCGGATGAACCAGAACCAGAATCCGCATTCCATGTCACCTCTCCTAGGAGAACCACAAAGCCAAGAGAAGGGGCGCGGCCACCATGGCAACAACTACCGCAAGGATCAGCCGCATGCCATCTCCATCACCTAACGCCCGCACTAGGCAACGCCGGGCAAATCGGCCGAGCATGGTTTTCGGAACATCCTCAGCCCAATTGACGTATGCGCTTCTCGGGTTGCCTCCGATTCCAGTATGGAACCGGTCGGCACAGATCCAGACATTGCCGCACACGCCGAAGAAACTCACCTCACTGTACCGAATGCGCGGCTTATCCATCACTTCTCCACGCCGTACATGAAGAGAGACTGGCCGACTGGCAGGGCCGATGCGTCGATAGGCGGCCATGCTGGCAGTGTCGATTCAATGCGCTCCGCCCATGCCTGCCATGTAGGCTGTTCGCTCACCCACTGCTCCCGCGCCTTCTGGCGCGCCTCAAGGATTGCATTGAGGTCGTCAAGCTTCGCCTTGTTGTCCTCACGCCTGAGCGCATAGCGGTTCTCTTCCCACTGGCGCTTCAGTTCCGCCTTTGCCACCTTGACATATTCATCCGGGAGTGGAATCACGCCCCGGTTCGCATCTGGATTTCCA